CAATAGAAATGATTCTTGATCTGTTCATCTACATTATACAATTCTATATTAACCAGAATACTTTTCTTCCTGGTTTCATAATACGAAAAGAGCATTTTTTTCATGCTCTAAAGTTAAATTAATTTTACTGTTTCATATTTCTCAAACGATACAATACACAATTTGTCATAACCGCCAAATATAAAGCCTCACTCATACCTTGTGTCTGTAAAGTCAACGGATTATTATCACGAATCATAAAGTCCATGCTGATGTTTGTTCTTTGCGATATTTTTAAAATCTTATCCACATTGATCTGTCCCTCATCCCAATACTTAGCAGTATTTCTCGTTACTTCCATATATTTGCCAAATTGAGTTTGCGAAAGCGAAAAAACAACTTCCCGTATAAAACGCATACGATCACCCATATCATTTTTTAAATTGTATTCAAAATTCTTAAATTTCGAACTTCTTTTAATATCTGTAAATAGTTCGGGATGAATCAATTTCATAATATCTTGAACCTGATTCCATGTTAAGCCTTCTAAATTAATGGGCTGATTATACATTTGATCAAAGAAAATCGAATCAATGGACTGATGATTATAATCTGCAAGAATAAGCACAATACGCGTTTGCGTACGATCCTCGGAATGAATTTGCCTTCTAAAATTACGCAAAGACATATGGGCTGCTTTGGCAACTTCTTCCTCTGAAATATTATTATCTTCAATAAATTGCACAATTTGTTTCATAAAAAAAACACCTCCACGTTAAACCTTTAATGCTTAGGCTTCCTTGTGTCTCATTTTGTTTTATCTGTATTCATTTTGACTACCATTGTTGCTTACTGTTCTTTTTTGATTCTAGAACTTTTAGCTTCTACACATCAAAATTACATCACAAAAAAGGGGCCTACTCGGCCTCTTTCTTTTGTCGTTCTATGTCTTCTCTGATCAGATCTTTCAGGTATCTGTTGACGCTCTCTTTTGTGTCTAGGTATTCCAGAATGTCTGCGTCATGTTTTAGGTGAAGCCTGAAGGTCTTGATTTTGTATGTCTTATCGCTCCACTTTTGGTTTGCTCTTTTTCTTGCCTCTGATACTGCCATCTTACTTCTCCTCCTTTATTTCGTTGTCTAATCGCTCAGCTTCTATCACCAGGTCTTCTATGTGCGCCCAGTCTATCTCCTCTGGTGTACTTAGTGTCTTTATTATATCCAGAATTAATTTTGTTAGCTTGCCTTCTTTTTCTTTGACTCTTTCTGGTCTGTTGTCCTTTTCTGGTGTAAATTCTATACCGGTTTGCAGTGTTCTCACGTCAACTTTCAAAGCTTCCGCCAATCTATCAAGAGTGCGCATTGTAGCGTTTCTCGGGTCTTCCCCCGTTAACGTGTAAATAGTATTTAATGGCACTCCGCTTTTTTTAGATAATTCGATAAGGTTGAGCCCTCTGTCTTTTGCTAGTGCTTTTACGTTCTTTCCAATTCCCATAGGCCTGTGTCCTCCTTAGTCTTCTATTATTTCCATTAGTACGTCTTTAGCGTCTTCGTCGCAATTGTGCTTGTATAGCCAGTTTGCTACTTCCTTTACAGTCATCATGTGTTCATTGTAATACAATTGATCCATCATGTCTTCTCTTAGTCTCATCACTGCTTCTTCTCTAGTCATGTTATGCTCCCTCCTCTATTGCTTGAATCTGGCGTTGTGATTCTTGGATCAATGTTTCATAGACGTCTGCTTCGTAAGCTAGTTTTCTGATTTTTCCGAAGTCAATGTCTCTTTCTTCTCTTTCGATTGCGTTCAGTTCGTGTTGAATTTCTTTTGCGATTCTTGTTTGCTCTTCAATCCAGTTTTGAATTTGTGCCTCTAGTGCTTCAAGGTTTTCTGTGTTTGTCATGATGTTTCCTCCTTTTTATTCGTTTCCTAAATTCATGATTCCTTCTAGTTCATATTTATATGTATTGTAGATTGTTAGGTCTCTTTCAAGTTGTTCGATTCTAGCGCAAATTTGTTTTACATAGTTCGTGTTTCCTTTTTGTGCTTCCCGGACTAAGTCTTCTTTTTCTTGTTCTAGTGATCGATTAATGCTTTCAATTTGCCATGTTGTTCTTCTTATTACTAATTCTAATGGTTTTTCGATTTCTGTTTTCATTGTGTTCTATCTCTCTTTCTTTTTACACTCACATTGTAATGTATTACAGTACATAAAGCAAGCAAAAAAACGAAAAATAAAGCAGAAAATAAAAAAAAGAAGGGAACGCTATTTTTCAAGCATTCCCTTGATCCGTTCCGATAAGTCTTTGACCTGTTCTTTTAGTGTAGCCACTTCCTTCTCCAGCTCGTTATGGCTTTCTAGTTTTTTGGCTAGGCTGTCGACCTTTTTGTCCATCTGTTCTACCTTGTAATCCAGCAAGGCCGAATGTTTGGAATTGCTGGTCCAGGTTGCTAGGACTGAAGGTACACCGACGCAAAGTCCGGATATGATTGCAACCAGAATTGTATCAGTCATTATTCGTCCTCGTTTACTTCTGGCAAACCTGCTAGGCTTGTTAGAATTGAGCATACGCCTGCCACGACCGTTGTGCTTGCTGCGTACATCCAGTTTACGTCCGGAACGGCTGCGCCTACGGTGATAGAGGCTAGCGCTGTTTGAGCCATTGTCTTGATTGCTCGAACTCCTGCTGCTTCCCACCATGCTTTGTTTGTAAGTCTACTCATCCTCGTTACCTCCTACTAAAAAGGGCACGCCATCTGGCATGCCTTCAATCACCTATACTATTCTAGAAACCGTTTCTGATGCGTTGATCAGAGTTCCGGCTGCTGATGTAACCCACGTTAGAGCGACCTTGTTTCCTGGTGCAGCTGGTGCTGCCTGAATGACAGCGGATACTGGAAGAGTGATCACGTTGTCTACTGCGGTTGTTGTTACTTGTGCTACGGCTCCCGGAACTGCTGTTCCGTTGGCATAAAGTTGCACTTGATTTGTTCCCGCTGCAGTTGCTGAAATCACGAAGTTTCCATCCACTTTATATGTTCCATGTTTTACGATCTCCAGAGCGTTTCCGTTTAGATTGACTCTGTTGTTTGTCCGAGTCCGAACGCTTCCAGGTGGGATCGTTGCTCCTGCTGCTAGTGTTGCGCTTGTCGTGTTGACGACTTGGATCATCTTTATACCTCTAGGCTACTGTAGCGCCTGCTGGGTAGTAAGTTCCGTATTGTGGGTAGTAAGGCGGATTTGTGTAATATCGTCCTAATTGGCTCAAGATGTTATGAGTTTGTACGCTGTTTGAAATTGCCTGCAAGCTTTGATCATATTGAGTTTTCAAGGCATCATATTTGTCTTGCATCATTTGAGTCTTTAAGTTGCAGCAGCATTGTTCCATCTGGTGAGATAGGTTGTTAATGCTTTCCTGTACTCCTCCAAAACCTTGGCATAAAGAACTATTTACATTGTTGAAGCCATTCATCATGGCCATCTGCGTTGTGTTTGCGTTTTGCATTTGGTTCACGTTCATCTGGTTGATTAGCTGCGCGTTTTCGTATGCGTTTGAGCAGATTCCGTTTGTGATTCCGTCTAGCTTACTAATAATAGCTTGTGTATCAAATCCGCGCTGAACCTCTGCTTGTGTGCCTTGCTGGTTGTTTCCCCAGGCTCCGCCGCCACCAAATCCAAAAATCAAAAAGAATAAAATTAGAATGATAATCCCGTTTCCTTCTAGAAATCCATCTTTGTTTCCAGTTACAGAAGCGATATCAGATAATGATAAGTTGTCCATGTGTGTTCTCCTTTCTTATCTATCTTGATTTTGCAAAATCCTATTTTAGAAAGCCCTTGAACTGTTCAGCCATTTGTTTGGCTTGATCCAGTTGAGCCTGCGTAAATTTTCCGGAGGCCATCAGCTCATTTAGAAGTTGCTGCGGATCTTGCGTCCCTAGCATCTTTTTAAATTGCTGAAATTGTTGCAGCATGTTTCCGTTTCCTCCAGGTCTATTTTGAAGTAGTGGATTCATGACGGTTGCCTCCTCTCGCATTCTGTTCTACCTTTGAAAGCCATTCCTTGAATTCTGCCTTCGTGAGGTACTTGTCTTCCGGTTGATCTTCTTTCACTTCCTGGAAGCTATAAGCCTTGATCGTACAGAAGCCACTTGCGTCTGCTTGTTTCTGATAAAAAATAGGCTTGTTACTATCCATTAAAATCACGGACTGATTTGGTCCTAGAGTGAAAGCTTTGGCACTTTCGATTCCGTTTACAAACTGAATCTGGTTCATTTGTTGGGTTGGTGCCTGCATCTGTGGCATCCCGAACTGCCCAGGCTGCGGCATGAAACTATTGAAGTATGGTGTGTTCATTGTGTTCTACCTCTTTTCACCTATATTCTCTTATATTTTCATGTCTGGAACCGTCCCTCTTTTGTCCTTCTTTAGCTTGTAAAATCCGAAGGCCATATCTACCAAAAGGGCCCAGTAGTAGTCATTTAAATCTTTGACGGTTTCTTCGAATTCGTCTTTTGACATGCCTGCGTCCTGGTAGTGCCATTGCGAGTCTTGCGTTTTGCTTCTTAGCTGGTATACAACTTTTTTCTGTTTGTCGCTCAGTCCTTGTTCCTCGATTAGAAAATGTGCAAAGTCTGGGCGTAGAGGTGTCTGGTATCTTCTATTTATTCTCCTGTTCATTGTGTTCTATTGCTGATCCTTTCTATTTAAATGTTCCGTATGGCTTTACGTTTACTCCTGCCGAATTTAGTTCTCCAGCGGCCATCCAGCGTCGTGTTCCGTCGCCACCAATCCAGCTGATCCACACGTATCCTTCTCGACGAACGTATCCGTCATAGTTTACGTGCTGCCCTTTGATATATGTTAGGCCTGTGTCTTGTCCTTTTAGACTTGGCGCGCGTCTGATCTTGATTGTACAAGCAGGATAGAATGTAGCTTTTTCGTATACAAAGTCTGAAGGGATACCGTTTAGCACGGATGCTGATCCCGTAGAAGTCTGGCCTCCTTGATTGAATGGCACGTGACTTGAATCTGTCCAGTTTGCGAATGATCCTTTATTTAAAATCACAGTTCCATCCGTTACAAATGCTAAATCTGCGGACACGTTGTTTGGAAGGTGATAAGTGCCTTGTGCATTGCGGTCATAGCAGTGCGTAAATTTTCCTTTTGCGACTTCCATGTGGCTGTGGTTTCCGGTAGCATATCCCGTTGTCCCTTCGTCCCCGAAAGTGTCACCTTGCTTGAAGTATTTTACTTTCTTGATATCCTCGATATAGTTATCGTGAATAAACATAAATGTAGCAAAGTCGATCGTTCCGTCTCTGAATAGAACTTTCTTGTCGGATTCTAAGAAAACTGCGTTTCCGTTTCTTGCGGAATCGTAGGCTACTAAGTGGCAATCGCACGGTGCAATTGTTTCATCGATTCCAGTATCCTTTCCCGCGTTGTCTAAGGCGTTAGTTCCTAGGTGTGTTCCTACGTTGTTTCCTTGAGTTACATTCATGTACTCCATCGGAAAGCCTAAAAGCTGATATCCGCCTTTTGTAAGTTTTTGTCCTTTTCTCATATTTTGGACCTCCTTCTATTTATGAAAAAGAAGAAGCCTTTTTGCTCCTCCTTGTTTCCAGTGTTAATATGTTTCTCCGGTGATTTCTTTATACTGATCAGCTGTGATGAATCCTTTTTCACAGAACTTTCTTACCTGCTTATCTGTATATAGTTTTAGATCATAAAATCTTTTGATTTTTTCAAACATAGATTAAGCCTCACTTTCTTCTAGAAGTGTATCTGTCATCATGGCCGTGTACATGACTTGTGCCTCAATCTTATCCTGTGCGGTTGCTTGTTGCTCTGGTTCTTTGATTGTTGGCTTTTCTCCTTCTGCAACCTCAATTACTTTACCTTCTACAAATTTATAATTGTATCTACCGTGTTCATCAACTAATCCTTTTTCTAGATATTGACTTTGTGCGTGAGCGTATTTATCGCCTTGACCTTTGTCGATTTCCGTCATTGCTTCCTTTTCTTCTTGTGATAAAAAGATTTCTGAATTGATAGATGTGATGTATCCATCTTGTAAGGATACGTATACTTTATATTCGTCGTTCATAGTTCCTCCTAATAAATTTCTGCGTCGATAAATACCTGTTTCACAACGATTGTCCAAGGTGTTATCTCTTGTGGCATAGCAATTGTTCTTATCTCGTCTGTGCTATAATCGATTTCTTTCACACTTCCTAGATTTGTGCCTACACTATCAAAAATTCCACCTTTTAATGTAATCGTTCCTTTTACTCTTAATTTAGTTTCAAATACACACCCTAGTGGTAAGTAATAAGCTCTTGCATTGCTTATATCGCCTATATATCTTCTTAAAGGAACACAATAAATAGTTGGTATGTATCTACTGAATCTTAAACAATTCTCTAATTCCTCTGCTGGATTCGGAGCAATAAATAGGGTTGCAACTGAGCCTTGTTCTAGTTTCATATATTTAAGCGTTATACTTGCTCCAACTGCTAATTGTAAACCTACCGAATTAAAGTTATTACTTGAGTTAACTCCTTGAAAAACATTTTTTCCACTTGTTACAGTTTCCCATGCTCCATCAATTGCGATTCTTACAGTTCCGGAAATTCTTACTACTTCCATTGATACTGTATAAGCACCACTAATTGCGTTCTCTAATTTCTGTTGAAAGTACCCTTCTTTGTTCGTTGTTCCACTTGTAGCCGTTACAGTTACGGTACCATCTGAATTTACAGTTGCTTTTCCTCTCGCAAGCATCCATCTATCCACTGTGTAAATACTACTTTCACTACTTGTAGTATATGTGCTATTTCCTCTTTGATTAATTTTAAAATCCGGATTAATCAATAAATTCGGATTACTGAATTTTGTTCCTAAATAATTAGCTAGTTGCGATAGTGAACCTTTTTTTAATCCTGCGCCATTGTGCACAGGTAGTAAGCCTGTATCTGTAAAGCTAGGTAACACGTCTAATTCTGTGACTTGTTTTCCCATATTATTCCTCCTTGATTTTATATTTCCAATCCGTGCCGACTTCTCCACTTGCTACTTCATAAGACCAATCGGCTAGGATTGTATTTCCTTTTTCATCCACTAAATTTTGAGCACTTGTTGCGTTCAAATTCGTGGTAAAGTGATTATTCATCACCATTTGATTTAGGTTATTATGCGATGTAGTAACCGCCCTTATCTTGGTTACGATCCAGTTAATGGCTGCCTTATCTTTAAAACCGAGCATAGGCTTTCACCTCCTATGCTGCGGACCACATTGCGTTCAGCTCGTCTGTCGTGATTGCTGTTAAATCGGTTGTCTTTACGTATCCACTTAGGTCAATGTCTGTAGTTCCGATTTTCTCGAACGTTCTTGAGTCTGCCATCCAGATATACTCATCATAGATGTCCTGCGTTCCGTGGCTGTGCGCTACTAAGTAAATAACACCGGTTGCTCCTGTAGCAGGTAATGAACTTACTTTGCTATATGAAATCTGTGTAATGTTACCAACCGCAGTACTGATCGCAGAACTTACTTGCGACGCTGTCTGATATCCACTGTCATTTGTAAGCTGCGAGGTTTTGGTTGGCGTGGTTACGTCTACAGCTTTGCTGGCGTCGGGTGTTAGTGCTGTTCCGTTAACCTTCACCGTTGTGATTGTGTTAACCTGAGCTCCTGGTGCAATGCCTGCTAATTTGTCTTTTTCTGCTGTAGTGTAATCATTTGTTGAAAGTACTTTCCCGCCTACGGCATCAACTTTCTTTGCTAATTCTGCTTTTGTCTTTTGGACCAGTAGGGTCGCCCCTGCCTTGTCCAGATATTCTGTAGCCATGTCTATACTCCTTCCCACAAGCTGTTAAGCTCGTCTAGTGAGATTGCCTTGATCTCGTCATTTTTTATTGCGCCTACTTCTTCCGCCGTATAGCTCGGCTTTGTTGGTTCTTTAGCCCATCCAGAAACTGTCGGGTCCTCTTCTTCCATAGCTCCTATGATTTCGTTACCGTTTAGAGTTGGCTTGTTTTTCAGTTTGTTGTAGTCGCTTGTTCCTGCGACGTATTGCTCTTTTAAATCAAACCCCAGGCTTTCGTTTTCCTCTTTTAAATCAAACCCCAGGCTTTCGTTTTCCTCGGCTAGATTGATATTAAATTCATCTTTCATCATTCTATGATTTTCTTATATAAAATCGGAAAAACAGGACGGGTTAGAATTGGGGAAGCTATGACCGTTCCTTCTTCGGTGATAGCTCGAATTTGTACCTGATATCGTCCAGGTATAAATTGAAGTGTCTCTTCCTGGGTTAGCGTTACGGCCACAGTATTTTCCTCAATCACTAGGTCTTCCATTCTTTTTGTTAGAATAGTCCCGTTCTGTTCAATCGTTAAATATAGACTTGTTAGTTTCTCTAGCTCGAGTCCTGATGTGTGAATGACCAGAGTTGGTGTTGTCCCTTGTCTCATGATCTTACCTACTGAACCTGATACTTCCAGTCCGCAAATATATTTGTGCCCTCTTCGTCGGTTAAAGTGTTGTCCCCGTCAACTTGAAGCTCTGTATAAATGTGATTGTCCAGAAGCATATTTTCAAGGTTTAGAATGCGGCCAGCTAGTGCCGTTGCGACTTCACCCTGAAGCGTTTCTTCTAAAGACTCGAACCATTTTCTGAATTTCTCGCCGTTGGCGTATTGAGTGTCCTCATTTTCTTTCTGGATTCTTTCATAGAAACTTTGGAATTGATCATATAGTTCTTGTGTTGGTACTCGCGTTAAAGTATCAACCGTTAGTCCGCAGTAATTTTCGTCAAGTCTTACGTCTTGAATCATTTCTGGCGTGATTTCTCCAGCTGATGCCTTTAAAGCTACAATCGCAATAATCAACTCGTACTGTTCTAGACTTCGAATAGGCGTAGGCATTGACTGCGTTCCTTCCTGATATACAAGACTGCATGAATTGCTGATCTTATCGTATCGAATGGCCACGTAGTCATATCTTGTGTAGTTTGTAGCGACGGTAGCCGTCAGGGTAGTATCGTCTTTAGGCGAGTAAACGATACCACCTATTCCGTCGCTGGATGTCTTTAAAAAGGCGAGCCCGTTACTGACTGATATATTCATACCGCCGGCAATTTTTACTTTGAAGTCTTCACCGGTGATATTAAAAAGGCCAGGTGTTCTCCCGGCGTGGAACATCCGCAGATCTTCTGCCAGATACTCCGTATTGTCTAAAGGGTATGCTGTCATGAGCCCCCTCCTTTCATTTTTGTTGCGCTTTCTTGAACCTCTACAAGTTCTAGTTCAAGAGTGACCTGCGTCTGTAGATTGCTTTCTTCTACAAACTTAAGGCCTGTTATTCTTGCAAACGTAAATAAATTGAATCTAAAGCTTAGACACGGTATCACGTCTCCTAGGTCAAAGTCCTTTTGAAGGACGGCCTTCTTGTCGTCCGCATCAATTTCAAATTCAAATTTAGAAGAGCCTTTTCTAGCCTCTGCTAACTTATTGAGGCCCCTCTCTTTTAGCATGTTGTTATATTCTTCTTCCGTATAGGTTTGCTCATTGCCTGAGGCATCCTTATATGTAGACTGTAAATCTCGGGCATCCACATATAGCTCCATCCTTGGCTCGTCTTTTGTTCGAAGATCTACGATCACGCTTTTTCGGCCTGATCCAGATTCTTCTCCGTACACGTAAGCATAGTTTTTATACCCTGATATATCCTCGATAAAAGTCTGTGAGATTAGGTTTCCAAGTCTATCTGAAAACCTCAGCTTGTTCTTTGTTGATCCTGTGTAGATTTCGAAGTAATTCAGTGTAGTCCCTTTTAAAACTTCTCTGTATCCGTAGCCTACTAGCTGGCAGTATTTCTGAGCCATGGTCCTGAGTGTGTCGTATGTCGTGTCGGATGCGTTCTCAAGTTTTCCGGGAAGGCCTGTACTCTTTCCGATTACTATATCCAATCCGCGCTTGTTCTTTTCAAAATTACCGAGCAGTGATTGTTCCACGTTTCGAACGGTCAAAGTATAAAGGTTTATACGGTCCTCCAAATTGTCCATATGCCCAAGGACCACAATTTCTTTTGCGAGTCTTTCTACGGATTCTATAAAAAGAATCTCGTTTCTTTCCTTGCAAACGATCCGGTTCCATTTCTGTAGATACTTTGTATTGAAGTCCGTATATTCCACATGAATCTCGGCTTTTCCAGTTTCGTAATATTTTGGATTCCATTGCACGCTGGTTATGTTCTGGAGCGGTCCTTGTCGTTTCCCTTCTCTGTCGTAAACATAGTAGTGCATATTTATACTCCCGCCAGTACTTCTTCAAACCGTAGAAGTGCATCCAGACTTCCGGGGTTTTCCTCTGCTGTATAATTCAGTACGTTTTCTCCGGGTTGAATCTGAAAAAACTCGGAATCATAGTCTGTCATCCAGAAAACGTTTTCTACTTCTCCGTTTCGTATCAAGTGACAGTATTGCTCGTTTGCAAAAGTACTTATTTCTAGCACGTCACCGATATTCATTTCTAGGTCTGCTACTTGTCCGAAGGATATGTGTTCCTGAGTGAACACGTTTAGAATTTTCGGATTCTTCACTTTTGCCTCTGCTTTCATTGTCAAAAGAAAACCGGTATTTATACTGCCCTTGTAATCGACTGTTACCAGTGGACTTAGAATTTTTTCTGATATTTTCCAGGGCTCTGTATTTGAAAAAGAGCGAGGAAATTTAAAGAGCGACCTCAATCTCTGGAAGGTCACCTTTGTTTCCTTTGCACGTCTTGCGTATGGGAATGGAGCCCTCAATACAATCTGGAATTTTTGCCAGGTTTCATTGAGTGTGATGATTGGCGTCGTTTTAGGTTCAACCTTCCAGTATACGTCGACCCCAGCTCTTGTGTTGATATAACGCAGTGTTGCTGATACTCCAGGAAGGATTACAGCTAGAAGTTTTTTTCTAGTGTCTGCGTTGTATTTAAAGCGCCCCTCTAGGGTGATGTCCTTGGGCTCAATAGAAGCCCCGGACACCGTTGTCCCTATTTGATTTGAAACGCTTGATTCTGATAAAGTGATCTCATTTTTAGAGATTCCGTCTAGTGTTGTTAGTCGGATGCCTGAGGCCTCGGAAAACTCAATGGATTTCCCCAGGCTGTTTGTGTATATTACTGTTACGCCCATGCTAACCTCCTAACCATTCTTTCTGTTTCTTGCGCGATTTCACTAGGTCTTAGCTCTTTTGCAGAGTTGATAGTCTGATCTACTTGATAAACGACTGTATTGCCTAAGCCGCTTCCTAGGGCTCCAGGATTGCCTTCTAGGGCCAATCTTGAAGTTAGGCTGTCCATGTTAGCTGCTTCTAGTAAATCGCTAGACATGCGTCCCATAAAGGCCTTAGCCTTTGGCATAGCTCTTTCTACACCTAGAGTGATTCCGGCCGGAATCCATTTACCAATACGATCTGCGAATAGTCTTGAAGGCGACCCGATTCCTAGCGCTGACTTTACGCCGTCAATTAAGCCCTTAGCCATGTTGCTTAGCCACCCGGTCAAAGATCCCCAGGCTCCGCTTATACCTCTTCTAATTCCGTTTACGATATCAGAGCCAATTGAAATCATTCGCCCTGGTATTTCTCTGACTTTATTTACGATCCCATTGAAAAAGTTGCGCCCTGCTTGAACCGCTTGATTTGCAAAGCTACCGACAAAGCTTGCCGCATTTGAAATCGTATTTGATAAAAAGGACCACACTTTTCCTGGTAGCTGCTGAATAAAGTTCACCACATTGGTGATGAAGTCTTTTCCTGCCTGAACGGCTTTCTGGATCATTTGGCTTACCCACTCGGCTGTCTTGTTGATCGTGTTTAGTAGCCATGTCCAGATCTTGTCTGGTAGTTGTTTAAACCAATCCACTACTTTCGATATAAACTGCGGGATGTCTTGCGTCGCGAATTGTACAAGTTTTAGACCCCATTCTACGAACTTTCCTAGAATGTATCCTACGGCGTATCCGATCCAGTAAGGTATCGTTGATCCGAAAAACGTTTGAATGTTTGTCACTAGTGTGTTTACGCCTTCAGGAATTGTTACCGTGAAAAATTCCACTACTTGTGTAGCCATGTTCTGTGCTGCGTCCACGAAACTTTGGCACGCCTCGGGAATTGTTACTGTGAAGAAGTTTACGATTCCATCTATAACTTGGCCAGTAGTTTCCTTTATGCCATCCCATAGATTGATCCAGAATTCTCTGAAGCTGTCGCTGGTATTCCAAAGGTATACGAAAGCCGCTACTAATGCTCCGATAGCTACGACCACCAGTGTGATAGGTCCACCGATTACTCCAAGTGCTGCGCTTAATCCAGAAAGTCCTCCGCCGGCTAGTGTAAAGGCTTCGGCCATACTTGCAATCACGCCTGTTCCTGATGATGCGGCGTAGGCTAGGCCATCAATCAATCCAGAGCCTTGTGATACTAAATGTCCGAAAGTCTTGATCTTCTTTCCAGCGTCACCGATTGTTTTAGCTATATCGCTTACCGCTTTGATCCCCTTCCAGGTTGCAAAGGCTCCAGCCACTGCTGCAATCAAAGGCATTAGTTCTTGAATCTTATCTGCTACAGTTTGTACTTTGTCTATAATGTCTGGAAGCTTCTCGATAAACGCTGCGACGAATTCTCCTACTTTCTCTACAATCTGAGGCAGAATTTCTTTGATCCTGTCTAGTGCGTCTTTGATAAAGTTCAGTGAGTCTCCTGGGTCTAGCTTTTCTTTGACCGTGTCTTTTACTTTGTTCCAGGCTTCTTGAATCTTTTCTGCTGCTGCTTTGATTGCTTCCGCTGTTGGCGCGAAGAAATCCTTAACTGCATTCAGTGCTTTCGGTAGTTCTGCGGCAATCCAATTCAGGACGTTTCTGATTACTGATCCAAAGCCAGCAATCATCCCTTGAATATTGGGTAAACCACTATCTGTTAAAAAATTGTTTAAGGCCTCGATAATATTAGCTATACCGATTGCGATACGTGCTGACATGTTTGAAAAGCTAGTTGCAAAGCTCCCGGCCATTTCCTTGGCTTTTCCTGCTACAGCTGGAAAGGATTCCGTTCCGTTTTCTAGGGCATCCATTAAAGTGTCATTAAATTCTTGCGCACTGATTTCGCCTTTAGAAAAAGCATCCGAAACTTCTCCCATACTCTTTCCCGTCTTCTCTGCGAAAATCTTTAAAACGGGAATTCCTGCGTCTGTTAAACGTTGCCATTGATCTGCAGATATTTTTCCACTGGCATTCATCTTTGCGATTGCATCTACTGTATTGGCCAGGGTTTCATTGGTTCCGTCTCCATAAAAAGAAACGGCATCCATCATGTCCTTTACCATTCGAGTAGATTTGTCTAAGCCTAGCCCTGATGTGGCCAGCTTTTGAGTTGAACTCGAGGCGGTGTCTAATCCGTATGCCGTATCGGATACCGCGTCACTCAGTTCGTTTACAACCTTCGCAGCTTTTTTGCTGCTTCCTGCTAAAACTCCTATAACTTGTTTAGCTTTTTGCATGGCATCTAATCGGGCGGTTGCTTTTCCGATTGATCCAGATATTAAGTCCCAACCTTTGCTGGCGGCTTTGAATACCGTTGCGCCTACGAAGGTTGACTTCACTTTGTCTGCGAAGCTTTCCGCACTTTTATGCGCTCCGCTAAGGCCGCTTTTGTATTCGCTGTCGTCAAGTCCTAGTTTGACTTTAATTGTTCCATCAGCTCCTGATGCCATTTTTCAACCTCCTAGGTTTCTAATCTGGCCAGAAGTTCTGCTTCTATTTCTTGCGGTGTTCTTTCCTTTTCAGGTCCTTTGTCCTCAGGCAGGCGGTAATACTTTTCTAGACGCTGCGCGCGACTCTTTTCTTCCCCTTTAAGATTTGAAGTATCTCTGGTTCTGTAACCAATAACTCGTATGATCATAGTATCGTCGCTTAGGGCATTAAAAAGTGCCTTAAATTCAAACCAATGAAGTTTGGCGTCTAAAAGGTTTATATTGTATTGCTGCCTAAACGCTGCGTATACAAGGTCCATATCGTATTCGAACCGATAGCCTTGTCGTCCGTTTGTCTTGGCATAAGATTCCTTAGGCTCTTTGTCGCAAAAATAAAAGCCCATTATTGCATTCCATAGGTCTTTCTGATCGCCTTTAAAAGCGAACGGGTTGATTCCTATTAGATCACAAATAACGGGCAGCTTCAGTTCCTCTGGTATTGCGTTATCTTGTATAACGCTGTCAACTCGGACCCAGGTTCTAAAGTCTGCATAGATAGGGAGAATCGTTCCGTTAGCGTCTATGCTTTCCGGAAGGTCTTCTCTCTCCAGCCACAGCATTTCTTCCTCCATATCGTTTGTTCGCGTATTCTATAGTCCTGTTAAATTTGTCCATAGACTCGCAAAACTTGTCGATTTTATCCAGATTCTTCTTTTCTTCTTCTGCAGCTTTTGCCTGCTGATCCTTTAAAAGTTCATCCAGAAAGATGCTGTACAATGTGAAGCAAAGTTCAAGCTGTGCTGTGCTTTCTTCGTATCCTTTGAATAAGGTCTCAAAGGCTCCATCTCCTAGAATTTTGTCAATCAAAGCCGGACAGCCTTTTAAGGATTCTTTTCCAAATTTACTAATAGAATTCTGTTCTGTTTCCCAATTTTCTAGGGCCTCGATCTTAGAAGTGTCCTTTACATCGACTCTGAATCTGTGTCCGTCGATTTCGATATCTTTAAATAATTGCTTTTGTAACTTTAGTTCCATGATGTCCTCCTTATGTTGTTAAGTGCTTTACTCTGTGGCGCTGTCTGCGGTAAATGTTTTCGTTTTAATGTTGAACGTTCCTTTTACCTGATCGCCTTGTTGTGCGAATGTTCCAGAGCACATTAGTTTGCCTCCGGCCTCGCCACTTCCAGGGTTATCTGGTTGCACTTCGTAGATTCTTTGATAAGCTACAAAGTCCCCAGATTTGGCTGTTTTCTCGTTCCATGTTTCCACTTCGATCTCTTCAAAAGTAGAACCAACTCTTTGTTCTTTACCTTGCAAGTATACCCAGTAGTTAAATGCGTCTCCTGGATACGCTCGACCCTCGTAGGATACGGTAGGCGCGTAGCCTGTAACCTGGCTTTGGCTTCCGGCTTCTCCGATATATTGCACCCCGTCATCTGTTGTAGCGTTCAAGGCTTGCTCCCAGTTTGTCAATCCCTTGTTGGCTAGAACGTAGCTTTCCGAGCCTGTGAATTTGACGTAATGTAGGTTGTCCTCGACCTTTAGTTCTCTATTAGGCAGTTCTGTTGTCATCATTCAAACCTTCCCTTCTTTTCGTAGGTTAATGTCATAGAGCAGTAGAAAGTTGAAAGCGCAGCCTCTTCTCCCGTGTAGTCTGAAGGTAGCGTTGTGAGTGCGACCTCTTGCGGTATTGCTTCGTCCAGTGCTAGATTTGGGAAACCTTGCGCCTCTTCTTCCGCGAGTGCCTGTACCAGTGCATACAGAATTCGGGATAGGTCCAGGCGTGCTTTCGTGTCCTTTCTGCTTGCTTGAATATAAATTTCAAAAGGGTATGTAGCTCTATAGCCACCACCCAGATAGTGTTCTATTTCTTCCGTGTAGCCACTACTTTTGAAAAGTAAGGCGGTGTGCTTGGAGTCATTGAAGTACTCCAGGCACCACGGTATGTTGTTGATATTGATTGAAGAAAAAAAGCTATACAGTCCGTCTTCAATCTGTTTTACGTCTTCCAGCTTTATGATCTTCTTTTCACTCATCTGAATTCCTCCTTAAAAAACTTTTTAGCGCCTTCCATCCAGGCAGTCTTTCTGGCTTTCAAAGTCTTAGGCCACCACTCCGAGCCTCCTTGTCTATAGCTCAAATTTAGAGTTGTATAGACTTTTGTTTCTCCGTGTTTAGCCCATGGACTGTGACTATGGGTTCCGATCATCACTCTTCCTGTATGTTGGAAGTGTGCGTATGGTGTGTCCCATATGATCCAATCGTTATCCTGTGCCGCCCATCTTAAAGCTGATGTTCTCAGCGTTCCTTTTCCGATAGGCACGTTTTTGTTCGTGTCTTGAACGATAAGCTGCTTTAGCTTCAATCTAGATCGGCGGAGCGCTTTCGTTCCTCTGGCCTGTAGCTCGGCCACCGGGATATCGACTATAACTTTTAGATGATACTCACTCACATGTTACCTCTATGAATTCTGGCGTATTTCTCAAGGGGTTTAGGATATTCACATTTGTGATCTCGTAAATGTCGCCGTGTACTTCGATACGGTCCCCGGTTCTAATTGTGAATTGAGTGTCTGGCGTCTTAAATTCTGAAGGGGGAACTAGAACCTTGTCCGCCTTATAATCGTTCACGTCTATCGTTATGAGGATCGTATCGGAATTACTGGCACCCGTCTGTCCATAAGTCCGGGCTTTTGTTTTGGAAACCTTTACGTGTTGGACCGTTACTGTTGACGTAATTTCTTCCAGGTTTTCTTCGCCTAGAATGTTCATGACTTTTATTGTATGCGGCCTAAGCCATCTCGGGCTTTTTACCATACCGCCTGGCAGGCTAGTCCTGCTTTGAGTAATTGGTAGTCAAGCTCTGATACTGCTAGGCTTGATAAGGGTATGTCATGGAACCTTATCGTTTTCGCATTATCTACGGAATACGAGAAGCCGCTAGTGGTTGCGCCTGTGAAGTTCATATCACTAGAACCTACGAAGCAATCCATGCCGCCATGTGCTTCTATGAAGTCAATCTGGTATAGGACTACTTTTTTTAGGTCCATGTCGTAGTCTTCCAAATCCTGAACTTTCCAGTATGGGATCTTCTCTCGAATGTAGGATTCTAGAAGGCTTTCGGTTCTTGGTTCAATTTGTGAGTACTCCACTTCATCTAGTAGCGTTCCACCTAAGGCTGTGTATTCCTCAAAGCTTAGGATCATGCTTTATCTCCTATTTATCTTCTTGCGCTTCTCGCGCTGCTGCGACAGGAGCTACTTGTACATTACGGAATACACCGGCTTTTGTTGTGTCCTTAGATACGATAGAAGCAATCATTTCTACTTCACCTTTTTTAACCGCTCCAGGTTCGTTTAAGTTTGGCATATATTGACGAATGATTTTCTGTCCTTTTGGGCTTACTGCATGCACGGCATTCAATCCGAATTTTACAGCGTAAATGCTTGTTGTTCCTGTTGAGTCGTCGATAGGTACGCACATCAAGGATTTAGTTCCATTGTAGTATTCACCCATGTCAACGATTGCGATTCCGTCGTAGTTGTCTACTTTTTGTCCGAAGCTGTTTTCTGAATGTGTGTAGTAACCTTGAACCCTAGCTACAGTTTTCAACATTGTAGCTGTCTTGCGGTTTACTAATAAAGCGTCTGGTTTTACAGAGAATTTTGATAGCCAAGAGTCGAATGCAAAAGTGAAGGCATCTGCGTTTTCTTTGATCTTTGCGGCTGTCGACAAATCAAAGGCTGCATCTGCGTTTTTCTCTTCCGTATTTGTTCCCTTTACTAATGCATCCAAACCGTCAAAGCTTGTATTATCTGTTGCAGCAGTTCCTTTGGCTGTTGACTTTCCGTTAATGAAGTCATAGTGGAATTTGTTCTTTACTGCAATGATTTTCTGAGCTAATTGGAATGCAATTTCTGAGCTTGCTGCTGTATCTTCTAATACACGGTCTACTTCGTAGGCTCCACCGAAGATTTTTAAGTTTGTAGTTTTCTGAGTCTTTACGGCTTCTCCTGCTGTGTATTCGCTATTCAATTTACGACCTTCAGCCACTGATGGTGTTTTTAATTGCAAATAGCCATAAGTTAATGTCGAGCCACCAGTTCCTGGTGATACTGCATTATCGAAAGTTAAACGATCCAAAATAAAAGAGTCCCTGCGGAACTCGTCAATGACCTGCTGGTCTACGTAATCGGCTAAGCCGACTTTTGATTGCTCTAATGTAAGTGGCATTTTTTAATTCCTCCTATTTTTTGTAGTGTTCTGAAATTGCGCCGGCTAGAGTTGTTGGTGCCTCTGGTTTCGGACTTCCTCCGTGATCTCCATCAAGTTTTACATCGTCACCTTTTGGCTTGTTTGGCTCTGCCGCCTTAAATAAGAAGCCGTCCTCTTTCTTGATAGCTTCGATTTGTTCGTCAAGTCCTGTTAATTTTCCGTCTTTATCAAACTTGATCTTGTCTTTATCTAGTAATCCCATCAAGGCCTTTTCAGATAAGGTTCCAGATTTCGCGATAGCTAAACGAATTGCGCTGTCACGTTTTGTTTCTTCCAAGTCATGATCGTATTTTGTTTTCCAGTCGTTGACGTCTTTTTGTAGTTGTTTTACGTCTACTCCGTTAAAATCCTTGACGCTTTGTGTAAGCTCTTGAATGCGCGTTTCTTTGGCTTGCATGTCGCTCTCGTATTTTGCTTTCGAGACGTAGTCTCCTGAGGCAAGGTTCGCTAATTTTACATCTTTATTTCCTTCTAGCTTAGCTGCAACCTGTGCATACAATTCCTCACCTAAGATTTCTTTTAAAAACTCCATTTTGTCCTCCTGCGTTTTTTATATCTGGTTCACTCCAGTATCGAGTCCGGCCTTTTATATCCCATGCCGAGGGGTAACCAAGCCTTTTAAACACCGTGCTTAGGGCATAATAAAAACCGCGCCATTCCTAGCACGGTTCTTGTCCTTGTTTAGTTGTGTTCTATAGTACTTCCGCAATCCCTTTTGCAAGTCTTGCGGCTTTCTGCATCAAGCTGTTTTCTTCTAGGTATTCTAGCCCCTTCAGGGTTATCCTGATACCCTCTAGCCCTTCAATGTTTGGTGTTTGGTCTCCTATGTATTGGATCACCTGGAAACCCTCAACGTATCCATTTTTCAGTAGCATGCCCAGAAGTGCTTTTCTCTTTGGTTCTGTGATGCCTAGGTTATCCACTGAAAGTCTTCGGATGTCTACGACCTCATAGTCCATTGATTTCTGCAGAATTGATAGAATTTTGTATATCGTTCTGAAGTCTTCCGACATGTTTTGCCTCCGTTATTTAATGGCACCCGTATCAAATAGAAAATTCAATTCGTCGATTGATAAAACATGAAAAGGGTTGACTCTGGTGTCGTCTACAGTCCAGTCGTCTTCTATCTCTACTGGTGCTTTTTCTCTAGGGTCAAACCCGAGCTTTTTAATAATGCTTTCAAGTGTGATCATTTGCTATTACCTCCAATTTAATTCCTGCGTTCTCTAGCCTTTTGAGAATCCTTTCTAGATTCTTTTTATCTAGAATGACCTCTCCGTTTTCATTATAGATACTTTTTTCTAAAGTATCAAGGTTGGAGTCTATCTGGTGATAGTCTAACTTTTTATCTGGGTCAACTGTGTATTTGTATATAATCCCGCTGTGTCCTACAACAATTCCGTATTTGTATCTTTTAGCATTGTTCAGGTCACTTAAACTCGGCGCTCCGCTTTCTGGGTGGTTGTGTAGCGCTATGACCTGGCCTATATTGTTTAGCACCATTTCTTTCATCTTTGTTGTAGGGTAAGTCTTTTTCTTTAGCTGTGAACTCGTGTTTCTTAGCACTTGCCCTGTTTTAGGATTGATAAATGCCAGATCTTCTCCCAGTGTTCCTTGTCTGTGGTTCAGCGCCCTCACTGCTTCTCGTGCGACCTTTGTGATCGTCCTTTTATCTTCTTTCAAAAATCCAAAGCTTTTTCTATACTCGTTTGAGTTTATATAGCTTCTGTCAATTGTTGTTTTTCTGTTTATTGACCTTCGGCTTTCCTCGTTATGCGTCTCTTTATAGTCCAGCTGTTTCCTCGGTATTCTTACAGGCTTGTAAGGTCTGCCTTTTGTGCCTCCGATTTTCTCGGCTGAGTAGTCTCTCTTTAATCGGCCCTTAGAAGCGTCCACAAGCTCCTTCAGTCTCATCTTGTTGTATTTATACCAGTAATCCTCTTTCGTCGTGTCTAGCCCTGCTGCGGCCTTCACACGTCGCTCTCTGTCCCACTTTCTCATGTTTCTTTCGTAGGACCTTTGCTTTTGCTCCATCTGGTATATTCTTTCATTCTCTTTGGGATTTACAGGCTTGTTGTAATCCTCGCTTATTCCTGGAAAGTATGCAGTAAATGAATGCCTACAGTTCCATCCGCCAAGTCCTGCGCCTGTTCCGTATCCTGTGGCTTCATAAAAGTTCTCGTAATTTCCTTCCGGATAGTTTACCCAGAACACTTTCCCTTGCCAGGCTGCGTGGCTTGGTCTGGCCCCCATGTGGGCACTTGTCTGTACTAGATTTATATCTAGCTCATCAATGACCGATTTCTCGCAAGCCAGTGCGTTCTGGTTTACTGCGGTTCGTACTGCCAATCGAACGGCCGCCTCGATTGATCGTTGAGCACCGCTTGGATAGGATACTTTTGTTAGGCCTTCTCTGCATAGCTTGTCTATTGTGTTTGCGGTTGCTTGATCTAGTGAGTAAGCTCCGCTTGATACCTGAAGATAAGCCATGTCGTAGTATCTCATAAAAGTGTCGCTAGCCAGTTGAGCTGTGGTCCTTGTAAGGTTCTGGATATCTCCCCACAGTGCTGATGTTCCTTTTTTGATCTGATCCGAAAATTCTAATCCGCTTGTGTCGTATCCTCCAGCCTCTAATCTGTCGAAGGTATCGCGGATACTTTTATAAGCGCTCTGTTGCATGATCCGGTCGACTTCTTCTTCGGAAGTGTGAAGTATTTCAGCTAGTCTTTTGTTAATCCAGTCTTGCTGCAAACCGAGTTGTTTTAGTTTGTTGTTTAAATACTCCGCTGTGCTTGTCATAGCGTCCTGATTCATCTTGATCCGCTCCGCTATGTCCACCAGTATTTCTGTTGCCAGTTCCTGATACAGCTTTTCTAGGTCGTCACCTACGTTTTGCAGGTAGTTCGGTTCTAGCATTAGGCTTCACCCTCTGGCCCCTCTTCGATTTGTGTTCCATCTTGTGGGAAGAACATACTTTGAATTCTGTCTGCTGGGTTCTCTGTTTCTCCGGTCATCTCTCTGGCTGTTTCTTCGTCCTCTCCGTAGTATCGGACGCGATATTCCCATTTCTGTAGGATGCCGGCAGAGATTTCCTGAAGCATTCTTAGACGCTCCGCTTCCTCATCTGAAAACATGGTGTCGTCAAATTGAATTGTGATGCGAACATCTGGATCAAGCCCGGATATATGGCACTTCTCTTTGCCTAGGATGATAATCGATCTCGTTAGCTCTGTAAGGGCGTCCTGGATTGCGATACGCTGCTTCCAGACGCTTTCTGTTAGCTCTTTATTGCTAGCTCGAACCTGCGTTGCTGTGGTCATGTTCTGGATACTGAACTGGTATCGGTTTTGCCCAAGTCCGCATTTACTTGATAAAAGATTTAGATTGAATTGAACGTTCTCTTTGTTCTCGTCAACTCGAAGGCTTGGATTGTATTCCTCAAAAAGTCGAGGCTTGTCTAGGCTTACTTGTGTTCCTGTACTTACGTATAGAGATTTTTCCAAAGTTGCACCGACGTCTGGTTCTTGCCTTACCGGTACTCGCTCGCCTTTATCGTTTAGCGCGTAGGCTGTTGGCTGCATGCTGAATAACGCCTGATCCATGAAAACCTTTTTCTTTCCTAGCAAAGTATCCATGAATAGGTTATCGTATGCCAAGTCGCAACTTTCCAGCATGTCGATTGCGTTTGCGTAGATCGACATCCCTAATGGTACGTCTGCAATGTTGTTTTCAATATTGGGCTTTAGGATCACAAAAGGCTTACATGGTAGCTTGTAACTGATTGCTTCGACATTTGGTGCTGATACTCTTTCATAGCCTACAGCGTCTCCTGCCACGTTGTTGATTTTGAAGTAATGGTTGTAGATTTGGTAGCCCTCACGCTCTTGCTCTTGCTTGAAGACCTGAATGTACATGAAACGATCCCCGTTTTGTGTATACTCGCTAGCTAATGCGATTTCTGAAATATCTTCCTCGTCATAGGTCAACGGCACGATTTTCTGCGCGTCCTTGATAGCTTTGATTTGCACGCTCTGGGCACTCAGCTGTCCTTTGTTTACTGTTGGATTTACAAGCTGCAGATAGAAGCACACGGTCCCTTGTGCGAATTCTCTTTCGACCGCTTTGTTTCCTAGCTTCCAGAACTTGCTGTTTCCTAAAACTCCGCCGTTCTGGTCCTCTTTGTCTCCGGTCAAAAATTCTTGAGTGATGCTCGTTCCGTGGTCATCACACTCTACAAGAATTCGAGTCTTATCGTTTAGAAGTAAATCGGCCCAGTCTTCGCAGACCTTCTTGGCCATGCGCATCTGTTTTCTTTTGACTTCTCTTGAGTTTCCTTCGTTATTCTTGATCTTGTATTTATGAAAATCTCGAACGTAGCCTTTCCACCAATCGTTCCAGAATTGGATCTTGTTGTAGTAGTCTTGGACTTCCTGGCTCACAGGATATCCTAAGTCCTTTAGTATTGTGAATAAAATTCTCATTTAAGTTCTCCTTCCTGTGATCAGGTCCATATACTGCGACCAACTATAAAAGTGCGCGTCGAGTGTATCGACGTCGGTTGTAAAGTCATCCAGAATCTTGTCTTCTTTTGACTTTGTATCATATAAAGCTGTACTCAAACTTTCGACTACCATTGGCACGCCTTGAAAGAGCATTTTATGTCTATTTAGCATCATATTATATGTCAGAATTCTGGTTTTTCCATCTGTCTTTCTGCAATCTATCACGTTGGTTGGGAATCCGGCCCTCTGTACGGCTACTCGTATACTATTCAAAATAACTTGTTCTGCGTTATCCACAAAAAGGCTTGATACTACAAATCCCTGAATCCATAAAGCTCTGAGTATGTCGACGGTCTCTGTGCAAAGTCTTTCTGCGTCTATAGTTCCTTTAGCGTGTACCACTTTACGCTCCGCAAAGGTTACTATTTCAGAAAAGTCTACTGTGATTCCCGTTACAACGAAACTACTATGTGAACGTGTTCCGCCTATGTCCAGGCCTATATTGATCATGTTAAAAAGTGGGAGTTCTCCTTTAACTTCCCACTCGTCTGGATTGTCTGCAAACTGTGGAAAGAGTAGCCCTTCCGCGTTGCACCATTCTCCTAGTATGTATCTGTTGTATAGGACTGTCCCTCGATATTCGAGTTTCAAGTTTTCCACGAATTCCTGCGGCAGAAACGGGTTGTCTTCAATCGTGTATTTCTGTCGGAAGATGTCGGCTCCTGATTCTAAAAACTTTAAAAACCAATGGTTCTTGTTGTCCGGGTTGCATGTTCCATCAAAGCAGCTATAGGGCTTGTCTAGACGCGACTTTAGCATGTCAAATACTTTCTTATTCCAGGTTACGACTTCATCCCCGTAGCAGTAGGCTACTGAGGCCCCTTGTATCTTTGTAACCTGGCTTTCTTTGTCTGCGCCTATCGCGTAGCAGTTACGCCCGAATAGTCGCACTGTGTTGTCTGGTCTTACTCTTCCAACTAGTTCTGGGCCATACAATTCTCGCATGGGTTCTAGAACGTTTCTTTCAAGTGTTGACTTTGTATTTCCTATGAGGAACACGTGGCCTGGAAGGCCCTCTATAGCTCGAATCCGTTTCGGGATGATGTAATAGTCCAGCCACGTCTTTCCGCTACGTGTAGCCCCTTCTTTTATGTTCCAGCGGCTTGGCTTATGATTCCAGAACTCTTTCTGTTTCTCAGTTAGTTCCACTATCGTCTCCGGCTACTGTGTCCATAGCTTTCAATAAAAGATCCAGTTTCGTAATCTCTTTAGAAGGGTCTCCTTGTCTCTTGATCTGTTCGGCCTGCGCATTCATTAGCTTCGTTCTGGCTCTGTCTAGGCTTGTGACTGGTTGCTGTCCTGTAAGGTCTCGAATGAATTCTGCAGCCCTTACGTCTCCGCGTGTGGCTTTGTTGAACATGGTTGCGGCTAAAAGCATTTGATTGCTGAGCTCGTCATCTTCTAGTCCCATGTCGATCAGCTTCTCTTTGTTTCTTTCGCTTGGCTCCAACTCTAGGATTGCGGCCAGGCATTGTTTCAGCTTCTTTTTCTTTTTCTGGACTTTCTGGCTTGCGGCTCCGCCTTTGCGTCCCATCTCTGCTGCATTCTCTTTCGTGAAAGGCTTCAGGTTTTGCATAGGGTCTTTGCGCTGTCTGGCCGCTTCGCTTTTTGTACGTCCAGCTAATCCCTTAGCAGGCATCTGATATCAGCTCCGCCTGTTCTCCGGTGTAATCTTCCCAGCGCTTGATAATTACATCGGCATAGTGTGGATCATACTCCATCATGAAGCACCTCCGTCCTAGCTGTTCGCAAGCCATAAGCGTGGAGCCTGAACCTCCGAATAGGTCCAACACGTTTTCTCCAGTTCGGCTGCTGTTCTTGATCTGTCTTGCAACCAGTGGAATTGGTTTCATGGTTGGATGCAGATCGGATTTCGTGGGCTTCTTTTCGTCCAGAATCGTTGTGTCCTTGCACCCCCCCCAGGATTGATTTTAGAAGGTCTTTAAGCTCGTCCTTCTTCATGCTGTCAATGTCCAGGTTCTCTGTGTCTTCGAGTACGGTTACAAGGTTTCTAGTGTTGACAAAGTAATGGGCTGCGCCATCTTTCCATCCGTAAAGGCATGGCTCGTGTTTCCACTGGTAGTCCTGGCGACCCAGTGCGAATGTGTTCTTGTTCCAGATCAGCGTTTGTCGGATGTTTAGGCCTGCGCGTTCTGCTGCTTCCAGAAAGTTCTTGCTCTGTGTAGATGCGTACCAAATGTAGAAGGCACCTCCGGACTTAAGTTGTTCTGTCATGTTCTCGAAGGCTACTTTTAAAAACTCGATAAAGCCCTCGTCGTCTTCCCATGAGTCGTTATCAATGACCAGTCCGTCGGTTCTTCGGTGTAGCTGTTTGGCTTCGCTTGGTCTCATATACTGCCCTAAGGCTACGTTATACGGTGGATCAGTTACGACCATATCCATAGTAGCGTCACTGCAAAGCTTTTCTACATCCTGGCGTTTGGTACTGTCTCCGACCATCAATCTGTGCCTTCCTAGCATCCAGCATTGTCCTCTTTTGGTTGTTGGTTCTTCCGGAATCTCTGGCTCGAAGTTGTCGTCCTCTGCGATTTGTTCGTCGAATGTTTCTGTCTCAAACCCGAAAGGCTCCATATCAAAGTCCATGTTGTCTAGCTCTTCCAGTTCAAACTGTAAAGCGTCAAGGTCCCATTGTGCTGCTTCCGCGACTTTGTTGTCTGCCAATCGGTAGGCTTTCACCTGTGCTGGTGTTAGATCGTCGGCCTGGATGCATGGCACTGTCTCAAGGCCTAGCTTTTGTGCTGCCTTCCATCTCGTGTGTCCTGCAATGATGATCAGGTCTTTATCCACCACAATTGGTTGCTTGAATCCGAACTCGTCTATAGATGCTGCGACTAAATCGACGGCATCTTCGTTGAGTCGTGGGTTGTTCTCGTAAGGCTTCAGGTCGCATGTTCTTATGTCTGTAATATTCATGTGTGTTCACCTCTGTTGTATTAAAAAAGAAGCGTTAGCAGCTCAGGGTTCTCTCCAATGAGAGGTCTATCCTGTTTAGCTTCTAAGGCTTCTTTGTTATCTATGATTACCCAGAGCGCTGAAAAGAAAAATAAGATTAATGTCCTTGATTTGTCGTAGTAGATGTTTGTCGTTGACGTTGTCTGGAAAGCACTCGTTTTTTTTAAAGGAGGACGCTCCGGGTAAAAGAAAAGAGGGCCCTTTTCTATCGGTCCTCTTTTACAAGTACTAATATACCACTTTAAAGTGGTACACAGTGGGAACTCTTTAGCTTTTTGTGAGCTTTTTTACTTCCGCCATCAGATGTTTATATAATCCTCGTCTTGTGTATCCATATTTCTCAGCAACTTCTTCAGCCTTGATTCTATGAATGTACAGATCCCATAGAATGTTCTGATCCTGCAAATCGAGAAGTTCTGTCCATCTTAGGTCCGTCAGCCTTTTCTGGAAGTGATGCAGTTCTTGTTCTTTGGCTGATATCTCTTCAAATAGGCCGAGCGGGCTGTGGTACTGATGCTGATATGTCGGCATAGGCCACTTGCTTCTTTTCTGTTCTGCGGTCAGTTCGATTCCTCCAGACTTTGCAAGACCTGTAGTCTGGTGGTTTAGTACTTCCAATTCCTGATTCAATTCAATCAAACGGTGGCAGCAATAGCGCACCGTTTTTAGTTCTGGAATTAATTCGTCGTAAGTCATATTTTACCTCCTTAAAGCTTCGATTAAGGCTTTTTGTGTTATGTTCTTGTGTTCTAGTGCATCCAGCATGTCCTCGTCTACTGTGCCTCTAGCTATGATCTGATAAATTGTCACGTTTTGTTTCTGTCCTTGTCTATAGATTCTGGCATTTGCCTGCTGATATAGTTCAAGGTTCCAGTTTGGAAGTGTGTACCAGATTGCGATATGTCCACCTCGTTGAAGGTTAAGCCCGTGTCCTGCGCTTGCGGGATGTAGAAGAAGCACGTCTATCTTTCCGTCGTTCCAGTCCTTCACATCTTTCTCACTGTTTAGACTTCTTACTTCGATTTTTTGCTTCTTCAGATGTTCTGTGATGCGTTTTAGTTCGTGTTTGAAGTAGTAAAACACCATCACAGGGTTCTGGTTTGCTGATTCGATCAAGTCGTCTAGTGCCTCAAGTTTAGCCGCATGAAGGGTTGCTACTTCTTCGAGCTTATTTCCTAGCTGATCACGTTTATAGATTTCTCCTGATGTCATTTGTAGCAGCTGACCACATAGCACTCCAGCGTTGGCTGCTAGCAACGATTCGTTGTTGTCTAGTTCCAGAACCTTCTCACGTTTGAAAGCGTGGTATTCTGTCATCGCTTTTTGAGGTAGCTCGATTGATTTTTTTAAGTACTGAACCGGTGGAAGTTTGGCGCAGTCTGCTTGATCCAGACTCATGCATACGTCACCTATTTTCTTGTATATTTTTTCTTCCGCATCTGGTCTTGGCCTCCAATCGTATACGATCATCCCGTTTCTTCTTCCTGGGATTAGATATCTTTCTCGAAACTGAGTTAGTGTTCGACCTAATCTTTCTCCCTGATCGATCAAGTATATCTGGCTCCAAAGGTCCGGGATTCCTTTCGGGGCTGGCGTTCCGGTTAGCCCTATAAATCTGTCAGCTAGCGGCATAACTTTTCTTAGTGCTCTGAACCTCTGGCTTCTTGGATTCCTGAAAGTTGATAATTCATCAATCACTACCATGTCGAAGTCAAAGTATTTGTTTTCTACTAGCCAGGTAACGTTCTCTTTGCCTATGAGATAGATGTCTGCCTTTTGTTGCAGGGCCTTCTCACGTTGCTTTGGAGTGCCTGCTATGATTGAATAGCTCAAGTCCTTAGTGTGACTCCACTTTTCTATTTCTTCCGGCCACGTGCTCTTTATTACTCGCACAGGGCCTATGATTAGAACTTTTTCTATGTCGATTAGTTTTAAAAGGCTGATGATCGTTAGTGTGGTTACGGTCTTCCCGGCTCCCATAGGGAGAAGAAGGCCACACTTCTTATGATCCAGTCCGAAGTTGATAGCCTTCTTTTGATAGTCATGAGGTTTAAATTCTGTCAAAGTGTCGCTCCTCCGGTATGATTCCCGATCGCATCAGATTTGTTAATTCGTCCACCTGGGCTTTTGTGCTGATGCAGTATACTTTCATACCTGTTGCCCGTATTTGGGCTACTGTGGCTTTTTGTAGGGCTCTAGGCTTACCGCCTGGCCTTTTTACTTCTACAAAGAAAGCCTTTGAATTATATGTGATCAGTCTATCCGGTACGCCTGCGTTTCCTGGGCTTACAAACTTCCATGCTTTACCGCCTAGCGCTGATACCTTTTTGATCAGATAATTTTCTACTTGATTTTCTATCATTTCTGGAAGAACTTCTTTTGAAGTTCGCGGTACCGCTCGGCGCATTCTGGACACAAATCCTTGTTGTCAATTGTTGTGATCCAGCCCTCTGGAAGTCCTTTCCAGGTTTCGATTGTTTTTCCGTTTTCAATCTTGCTCTTTTCGATTCCGACTGATGTTTCTTTTCCGCATCGGTCGCACTTGATATACATTCTATTTTCTTTCATGTTCTATTCCTCCACTAGTCTTCTTCTTTGTCTTGTCTGTTTTGAATCTATAACGCTTTGAATGTCGCTGTGATCAATCCCATAAAACTCTTTTAGCTGATCCATGCAAATTATCACATCCGCCATTTCTTCGATTAGATTATCTCTTAGTCCTTTGAACTCTAATGGTTTTGTTTTTTCTTCCGGATTGCGTACCAGTTTAGAAATTGCCTTTTGCAGTTCTGATAGTTCTTCCATAGCGACCAGGCTCTGCCTTTCGATTCCGTATCTGTCCATTGTTTCGTCGTTGACTCTTGCGTCTATCTCTTGTATAAAGCCGCGGTATAGTCTTAAAAATTTTCCTTGCATTTCTGTGTCTCCTTTTCTGTTTGATTTTTGGCCCTGGAAACGGATACGTTCGGAAACGCCTTTCAAACTCTTTATATATATATACTATATTTTCTCGCGCGCATATACATATGCATATACTGTATTACAC